TCTATAGTGGGCAAATGTCTTGCTGTAAAAGACCTACAGAAATTGTTAAGTACGCATATTAAACAGCATTTACCAATCAAAGTTCGCATGTATCGAGATGCTACACACGACCCAAAATTGGTTTATATAGGCGGCACCTACTATGCATACAACGACATGGATGGCCGACGACAAATTGAAGTAGTATTCAGTCATAAAGATACCGATGCTACGATTAATATAACCGAAACACGATGGCGTAGAATGTGTTCTTTGTTTGCGGACACTATTTTACACGAAATAATACACATGCGACAATATCGTACCCGAAATTTCAAAGTGATTCCGGGTTACGAAAGCACTGCCTACTATGCTCGAGACCGCAAAGAACAAGAGTATTATGGACATCCAGATGAAATGGGTGCGTTTAGTTTTAACATAGCCTGCGAACTTTACAATCGATTTGGCAATGACTTCGATGCAGCCAAAAAATATTTAGACAGCAATCAAGCAAAGCGTAGCAAAAAAACAACGTATTACAAGATACTCAAATCATTTAATTGGGATCACGGTCATTCTGTTATACGTTCCCTTAAAAAGAAAATCATTCGAAATCTGCCTTATGCAGAAATTGGCAAACCATTTAAAACTGACAAACACTTGACTTACTAAGTTATCGATGCTATAATATCAGTATTGAACAACTAGGAGTAAAAATGACCGACCCTTGCTATCGAGTTATTAGTGATTTGGAGAATCATCCAAGTCGCCTTAACAAAGAAGCCATTATTCTTGCACAGGCCGAATCTGGCAACACAGAATTCTTTCAAGGGGCACGGCTGGCTCTAGACCCTATGATTACATTTGGATTGAAACAAATCCCGGAGAAAACAGATGAAGATGGTGCTGGCTTGGATTGGGATAGTTTTAGTCTCATTATTACTGGCTTTGTCAATCGCTCACTCACAGGCAACCTTGCCCGTGACACTGTTGCTAAGATGATGGCCAGTGCCACTAAGGCACAGTGGAATGGTTGGTATCGACGTATATTGATCAAAGATCTGCGTTGCGGTGTCAGCGAAAAAACAATCAACAAAGTTGTAGAGAAGAAATATGTGGACTACAGTATTCCTGTTTTTGGATGTCAGCTTGCTCACGATAGTGCTAATCATGAATCGAAAGTATCTGGACGCAAACTTATCGAAGTTAAACTCGACGGCGTCCGTGTTATCACTATTGTTTATCCAGATGGGCGTGTTGATATGTTTAGCCGCAACGGTAAAGAACTTGTTAACTTTCCTCACATAGCAGAACAATTAAAATTTGTAACAAGCATTGGCGGCTTTAGTGAAGCAATGGTTCTAGACGGTGAGATCATGTCAAGTAGTTTTCAAGACTTGATGAAACAGGTACACCGCAAAAGTGATGTACAAAGTACAGACGCTGTTCTTAATTTGTTTGATATGTTGACATTAGAAGAATTTGAGTCAGGTTATAGTGAAACTCCTCAAATTCGTAGAAGTGAGATGTTGCAAAATTGGTTTGATGTTTATGAAGCCTCATTGCCGAGTCTAACGGTATTGAATCACGAAGATGTTAATTTAGATACAGATGCAGGTCAAAAGCGTTATAAAGAAATTAATGCACAGGCTATATCTGGTGGATATGAAGGCATTATGCTTAAAGATCCTCATGCTGGTTATGAGTGTAAACGCAGTGTGGCTTGGCTCAAACTCAAACCATTTATCGAAGTATCATTGGAGATTGTAGATGTCGAAGAAGGAACAGGACGAAATGTTGGACGGCTTGGCGCGATTGTATGCCAAGGAGTCGATGATGGAAAAACTATTAAGGTCAATGTGGGCAGTGGGTTTAGTGATAGCGATCGTGATGTTTATTGGGGTTCACGTGATTCCATACTTGGTCAGATCGTGGAAGTGCGAGCCGACGCAGTCACACAGAACCAAGACGGAACATACAGTTTGCGATTTCCAAGGTTCCTACGATTCCGAGGATTTGAAGTAGGAGAGAAACTGTGAAGATAAGTACTAAAACAACTAATATGAAGATAGAAGTAGATCAAATATGGAGTGCTAATAATGGAACAGAATTCCATATAGACTATATTAGAGAAACTAAAGAAGGCTGTTGGGTACACTATACCAATATGTTTACTCAACAAACATACAGTTGTCTAGAGGCAGCATTTAGACAACGGTTTACACCAATTATTAACCGTCATTAAGGAGACTATTATGTTTGGAACAAGTTATACAGGCGGCATGACCTATCGTTCTGCCAGTGAAATTAACTCAGCAATGGGTCGTGTCTACGGGCATATGGCCGTTGCAGTACTGATATCAATGTTTACCAGTTATCAGGTCAGTGCCAATGCGGCATTAATGGCATTCTTTTTTACCGGCATCATGAAATGGGTTGTAATTTTTGCGCCCTTATTGTTGATTTTGGGATTTAGTGTAGCCAGTGAAAAGTTTAGTAAAACAGGTTCGCAGGTATTTCTCTATATCTTTTCAGCACTAATGGGGCTGAGTTTTGCCACTATTTTCCTAGTGTATAACATGGGCAGTATTGTTTCGGCCTTCATGGGCGGTGCAGTACTGTTTGGTGTAATGAGCGGATATGGATACTTTACAAAGAAAGACCTAAGCAGTTTTGGATCATTGTTATTAGTTGGATTGATTGCTGTCATCATTGCTAGCATTATTAATATCTTTGTTGGTAGTACAGTATTTCAAATGGTGATTAGTGCCATTGCAATTTTAGTATTCCTTGGATTAACTGCGTACGACACACAACGCATTCGTGAAGAAGTGTCCATTGAAAATAATGGTGTTGCTGAAATTCGTGGAGCACTAAGTTTGTATTTGAACTTCATTAACTTGTTCCTAAGCCTGTTACAACTGTTTGGCGAAAAGAAAGACTGATATGATTCGTGAGTTTATTAATATTGTAGAAGGCCTGCGTGTCACCGACGATTGGTTTAAGGACGGTGGATTCAAAACCTACAAACGTCCTGCCAAAGAGCGTTATGAAATTGCCGCTGAACCAGGCACTATTGACACACTTGAAGGTCCGGTTAAGTATCCAAAAGGATTCTATATTATGACTGGACCCAAAGGTGAACAATATCCTATTAGTCCAGAAAAGTTTGCCGAACTTAAAGATGATTTAGGCAACGGCATCGCCAGCCCAAAAAAGATCGTCAAAATGGCTAAATTGGCAGATCATTCCGGATCGGTTGACACATCATGGGGTGAGAAGTTATACTATAATCCAGGCGAAGATGTTATTGTTCGTCACGGTGAAAACGACTACGGTGTAGTTAAAAAAGATATATTCGCACAAACATACGAGAAAGTATAATGGCACAACACTCAAGATATTGGAGTTGCAGTCCTTTTGCAGATTGGCTTCGTGGCACTAAAAAACTCAGTGCTGGCACAGCCGAACAATGGGACGATTGGACCACTGCGGCTCAGATGAAGCACAACTTCCGTTACTGGTTAGCGGAAGAAGGTCTCAGTCACCTCCAAGATTTTGTAACATGGCCCATCAGAAAGATTTATGATGCCAAGTATTATGTTAATAACCGCTGGGTTACTCGTACTCATAGTCTTACTGCCCACCCTAAAGACATTAGACCCGGACAGTGGTGCGATGTTGGTAATCGTTTCCTTCCTTGTCTTTTTAATGAGTTGGTTGATTTTGTTGAAGTTGAACTAGCATGGTGGCATATTGCTTGGGCAGATAAGGCAGACAGTGCTAAGTACAATCCTCCATTCTGGGCCTCAGGTTGGTTCCGTTGGCGTACCTGGCGTTGCCCGCAAGCAGGATTAGATAATCTTGACTGGCAACGAAGTCTGCGTCACGATGTAGATAGTGGTTGGCAAGAAGGTGATCCAAATATTGGCAAGCCTACTCCACAGGCTGTTAAAGCACAGGAAGTTTTGGATCTATACCGTTGGTGGAAGGATGTTTATCCAAATCGTCCGGACGCACACGATGCCAGCGGATGGACAGAATACTGCGAACGCAAACGTCAAGAACACGGTGATACTGGTCTAAGTTTTATGAAAGAAAGTGCTAACCCAGAAACTCGTGCTCTCGGTGATGCTGCTCTTATGAAGACTCATGAAATTGAGCAAGCATACGACGCCGAAGATGAAGAAATGATGATCCGTCTTATCAAGGTGCGACATGGCCTGTGGACCTGATTGCGTAGAAAGTTTCTCGGAAGAGCATGATGCCTTCTACTGCGAAACCTGCAACGAATGGTTAGAAAGCGCCTGCGACGATCCAACTTGTGAATATTGTGCCAAAAGACCCGAAAAACCTATAAATAAAATGTCATTAAGGAGACTGCTATGAAACTATTAGCCGTGTTAGTATTAGGATTATCATTAGGTTTAGCGCATGCAGGCGGAGAACCTGGAAAAAAAGAAGAAGTTCGTAAGCCAAAGAGTGCCAGTATTAATTGCAAAGATGTTGCTAATGCTGACAAAATTGAATGCAAAAAGTCTAGTAAAGAAATGCCAAAAATTGAAAAACCTGTAGTGCCGCCGAAACCCGGAACTGCTAGCAAATAAAATACAGCCCGCTCCTCAGATGTCTTAGACTTACGGCGGGTTTTCTTTTGACTAAACATTCATGATGCCTAGTGCAATTACCTCAATTTTAATATATAATACACTATGACAAAACAAACTATCTGTGCAGTGCCTTGGATGCACTTAAACTTCGAACCCAACGGAAAAGTTATTCCATGTTGCTTAACATCCGTTCATAATTATTTTGCTGGTGATTTAAATCATCAAACTATTGAGGAGATTTGGAACAGCGACAATATGAAGTCGTTAAGAAAAGACATGATCGAAGGCAAAGAACCAGAGATATGTCGCAAGTGTTTTGATCGAGAACGAGTTACTGGAGAAAGTGGACGTTTTTATCATAACAGAGACTTCCCAGAAGTAGTAGAAAAAATTCCAGAGATTACTCTAGAAGATGGAACTTGCACTACTATGGAGTTAAAATACTGGGATTTTCGTTTCAGCAATCTTTGTAATTTTAAATGCCGCAGTTGTGGGCCGCGTTATAGTTCGGCTTGGGTCCCAGATGCTAAAAAACTAGGTCTCACAGATCAAGAAAAAGTATGGAGTATTGATTCGGTAGATGACAAAACTAATTTTGATTTCTTAAAGGATCAAGTTGATCACGTTGAACGCATATACTTTGCCGGTGGTGAACCCTTGCTTATGCCTGAACATTGGCAGATTTTAGAAATGTTAACAGATAAAAAACGATTTAATGTTAAGTTATCATACAACACTAATGCATCAGTATTGACCTATGGTAAAAAGAATGTTCTCGACTATTGGCGCCAGTGGCAATGGGGCAAGTTAGAAATTTGGCCTAGTATTGATGAAATCGGTGACCGTGCAGAACTTATACGATCTGGTACAGTTTGGAGTAAAGTGGAATCTAATCTCATGGAATTAATGACTCTAGACAATGCTATCGTACGCCCAGGTATCACCGTAGGTGCATGGAATGTAGGAAGATTTCCGGAGATCATCGAGCATCTTATTTCTATAGGTGTTGTTCGCAAACATCCCAAGACTGATTTTATCAACTATAACAATTTCTTTATTAACTTGTTAGAGCATCCGCCGCACTATCATGTCAGCATCTTACCAGACGACTATCGTGCTGCTACTGTGAGAAAATTAGAATCATGGGCAAAAGATCACAATGAAAAATATAACACCAACATCGATCATTTGTTGACACATATTATACATGAACTTAAGAAACCTTTTGATTTAGAGGCCGCTCGGAAATTTGTCAAGGTTACTGATCAATTAGACAAGATACGTGGAGAAGATACTTACGAAACAATTCCAGAAATGTACCTAGTTTTAGAAGCCGTGAGGAACGCTGAGAATGGATGATATCGATAATCTTAGAAAAGACATAATTGAAAGCAAAACATTTTGTTTTTATCCGTTTTTAGAAGTTAGTACACGGCCTAACGGTGCAGTATTTCCGTGCTGTTACTGGACCGAGGAAGAACATTTGACTATGGTCGAGAAAGTTTCTAAAACAAACTCAATTGATAATTTCTGGAACAGCAAAAAATTTATTCATATTAGAAATTCTTTAGCAAACGATGTATTACTTGAAGGATGCAAAGTATGTACTAGAGATGGCGATGCAAGTATGCGTGTACGAAGCATTGAAGAAAATATCAACAATAGAGAATATCTGGAACTAGTTCACAATACTATAAACAACAACGGCACGGCTAAACACTTACCTAAACGTCTAGAATTAAAACCTAACAACTTATGCAACTTAAAATGCATTATGTGTAATGCATACGATAGTTCACAGATTGAAAAAGAATTGAGAGAGTTAGATCACTTGCATAATGGTGTTAAATCACATGGTGGAAGATTACGGCATTTAGCTCCGGGCAATCCAGGAGTATGGGAAGGATTTATAAACGAATATCAATTGCCCGATATGAGAAAACTGGATTGGGCAGAAACAGAAGAATTCTGGAATGATCTAGTACGTATTATACCTAATCTTAATGTGTTAAGTTTCGCGGGCGGCGAGCCAACTGTTAATCCTATTGTGCATAAAATATTAAAATATTGTGTAGATAACGATTATGCAAAAAACATAACAGTGTTTATCAGTAGCAACTTTACTAATTTAAACAAACAATTTTTTGAATTAATGCCGCACTATAAAAAATTCGAACTAATTGCAAGTATAGATGGTATTGGGTCTGTTCAGGAATATGTACGGTTTCCTTGCAAGTGGACGGCCATTGAAAAGAATTTTGAAACAGCAAGAGGATACATGAAGTATCCTAATGTCAAGATATTAGTTAATATCACAGTTAATTTATTAAACATCTATTATATAGATGAACTGTTAAAGTATATCGATGAAAAATTCTTAGAGTACCCTTACTATCAAGAATGGCCGTATAATATTAATTTAGTAAACTATCCAGAGGAGATAAGAATAGACTGGATACCGACTGAGTTACGATTACAAATAATTGAAAAAATAAAACTATATCAAAGTAATTCAATTACTTTAAAATTTTTTCCCGAGTTAAAAATGAAGACAGATTTACTAATTAACGAATTGTCCAAAGAGTATGATAGACACGTTGCTAATTATCATTTGAGTATATTAAAAACAACAATAAACACCTTAGACAATCACAGAAAAATTGACTACACTAAGTCAATTTCATTCTTAGATGAAATATTCAAAAAAGGTTTAGTTTATGCCAGGTAATCCAATCAATTACAACGGTAAAAAAATCGTTGCTATTAAAAATATATCAAAAGTTGCACTACTAACTTGGGTCATAAACAATATTTGCACAAACAGTTGCAGTTACTGTCCAAGTAATTTACACAACGGTACTAATCATCATTACGATTGGGATCATGCAAGAAAGTTTATTGAGCAATGTTTTGAAAAATACGGAAACATCCAATGTAATCTATCAGGTGGCGAGCCTACTGTCAGTCCGTTTTTTAAAGAATTAGTTAACCTTATTTACGAAAAAGGCGGAACAATTAATTTAACTTCTAACTTGGCTAGAACCAAAGATTGGTGGGAAGATATAGTTGATAAACTTGGTGTAATATCAGTTAGTTACCATCCCGAGTTCATGCAGACGAAAGAAAAAGAAGATGAATTTATTGATAAAATTCTTTTTCTTACAAAACGTACAAGAATATCTGTACGTGTTATGATGTTACCTAGTCATTGGGACCAATGTATTAATTTTTACGAAAGAATTAAAGAAGTAAACGATAGTTATTGTATCGAATTAGTCAGAGTGCTACCTAACTTTGGTATAGGCACTAACTTTTGCGAAATAAATTATACACCTGAACAAGATTATATTTTAAACAATACACCCCCAATACTAAAGTTTGGATATTTGCCTCCGGGATTTAGGCATGTACAAATAAATTCTAGAATTATCTACGAAGATGGCCATACTGAACCTTTGGATTTTCGTGTATCATCTGTGCTAGAAAACACCCAGTCTACCGACTTTAGTGGATGGAGTTGTGACGTAGGATTAGAAAGTATTTTTGTACATTACGACGGCAGAGTACAACGAGGAAATTGTGCAGAAGGTGGTTGGATTGGTAGTATCATGGAAACTGTGGACTGGCCTACAGATAGTATCATCTGTAATAAAACAGTATGTCATTGCATTGCAGATGTAATGCTAACAAAAAAACTTACACATGACCTGCATAAATGACAGTAAATTTTGTTTTTGAAAAAATAGATCCTAATTCCAATACTCCAAAAAGCAATCTAATAGGTCATTATCAGGAAGTCGATCGGGATTGCATTCCTTACTGGGTTGAATGGGGTGGTGATGTTAATACGCATCTATTAAAAGATTCTGTATGGGATATTACAAAACAACATAGAGTTTTCCTCCAGGACGACCCTGTGCTGTGTAATTTAACTTCAAAGTCTTGGGATTTATATACCCGGTGTGAAGTATTAAAAGGAGTACCACACACAATCACCTTAGACATAAAATTAGAAACTGCTACAAATTGTAATATTTCTATTTTAGATTGCGATTTTTGGACATTCTTAGGCGGCGAATCTTTTAGTATAGATAGTCAGTTGTCAACATCAGAATGGAAATCAGTTAGTGTAGAGATGCTGCCAAGCGAGTCTGGATTTATACATCTTCATATAGGAGCACTTGACAGTCATCTTCCTTCTCAAGAAGAAGGGACAGTTCTTATAAAAAATCTTAGAGTTAAATCCTCTACTACTGATATATCAATAACTTCCCTTAGTACTCAAAACGGT